CTCATTCACACGCACACACACACGCATACGCAAACACAACCACACACAGCCGCCATGGTTCGCTTACCTGGCGGGTCACTGGACCGCGGCAAGTACAAGCCATGGCGGCTGGGCGCTCAACGCGTCCAACGCCAACAGCGGTTCGTTTTACAACCCGTTGTGCCTCTCGTGGTCTCCACGCAAAGTGGATATTTGAAAGATGAGCAACGGGCCTTGCCCCGCTTTCAGCGAGAGACGGTCCTCGGACCTCTCTTTGAGGGCAATCACCCCGTCCTTACGGACGGATCGTTCTCATCTTTCTTATCCGCATTCAACAAGAGGTGCAATTACAAGTCCAATCAGAGGGTTGACAAGTATATTCTCAAGTCGAGCAAGAAGTTACTGCATATGATTGCTCCTGAGAGATACCCTGTTGTTGAATGGACTAAGGAGTTGTTTGATGAATGGGTCGTTCAGTTTGCCGCTCCCAAGCGGAAACGACTCATCAAGGCGTTGGAGAAAATTCCTGGGTTTACCCACTCAGAATTTTCGACTAAGGACGTTTTCGAGAAGGTCGAATTGTTGATGAAAAGTCACGACCCCTTGTGGGCTGGCAGGATTGTCAATGCCTCTACAGATCTGCACAACAGTCTGTCAGGCCCAATCTTGTCAGCTTGTCTTAAGAGGATGGTCGCGGCTGCTTCTCGGCATGCAGATACCAACCCGAAAATATCCTTCCGCGTTGCTTACGGTGCTACGCCACAAAAATTCGTTGAGCCGATGGACGGGCCTGGGCCCTTCATCGAAGCTGATTTCTCGGCGAATGATAAAATGCAGGTGCAAGATGTTGGAGAGATTGAGTTTAAGTGGTCGATCCAATTTGGCATGCCTGAATGGCTCGCAAGAGCCATTCTGCTTGCCAATCACTATACGGCCCAATCACGGAAGTTTGGTGTACGGGCTAGCCTGTGCTACCAGCTTCCGTCTGGGTCCACTTCGACTACTTATCGCAACTCAATATGGAATGCCGTGATATTCTATTCTTGGGCTCGAAGGTATGGCATGCGAATTACAGCCAACATTCTCGGTGACGATATGATCGCGAGGGTGTTGAACGGTGTCATACCTAGGAGAGCTAGGCGCGATTACGAGCATTTTGCTAAGTTGGCTCGCATGACTGCCAAGGTGAAGGTTCGATCTCACCTGGTTGATTGCGAGTTCTTGTCTCGTAAGTTCATGCCAACTGCCTCGGGCTATTTGGTGATACCTAAACTCGGCAAGGCCTTTGGCCGCTTCAATGCGAGAGGGAACGCAGGTGACGTGACGCATTCGCTTTACGTCGCCGGCAAGTCCCTTTCGTATGCATATGAGTTTAGGCATTACCAACCAATTATGCAGAAGTTTCTGGAAAGGTTTCTCATGACCGGCGAGTCGTTCCATCGCTTGGACGAGCGGCTTTTATCTTATTCACTTAGGCAGGCTATCTTGGATTCCGGTTCAAGGTCTGCCCTGCTTAAGTCCCTGTCGCTCGCCCCGTCTGCGACGGACGATGAGTTTTGCCAGTATGTTCTGCACGCCTACGGGCAGTTTAGATGTGATGTCATGGCAGATATCCAACACCTTCTCTTTGGCGATAGTGACCTATCAATTATCCGCTCAGCCCCCTACTTGGAAGCTGACGTCTGGTGATGGTTACAAGTTTCCTTGTTTTGCAAGAAGAGCACCGCGTGACGCTCGCTTTGAAACGGG